GGCTGATACTTCATTAATATAGGAATCCATTTCTATGGAAAAATAATCTAAGCTAGCTGAAGGCCCGAATCGATGTAACTCTTCTTTATATTCATTTCTCATCTGGAGATACTCCCATTTGGGAAAGTGACCGAACAATTCTTCCACTGATACGTGCAACATACGAACCATCGTATTTACACTTACCTCTCCACTTTTTGTTCGCATCAAATCCTCATAAATCTCCATTGGCGTACGCACATCCCCTGACATTACGGAATCATACATTGATACTGCTGCTTTATATATTATCTCATTAGTTCCGTAACTATTCCAGGCCAACCCTATAGCTTTCAAAGCGTATTTCTCATAATTTTCATCTAAATCAACAAACGCTTTGGGTATAACGTCCTCTGCTACACGATATGGCAATATACGAGATATTTTAGGATTATAATCATTCTTAATAAAATAAGTTTTCAAGAACTTAGGTCCTTCCTTTATCAACCCTCCACTCTTACGATCGACAACACTAAAAAAGTCGTCATAACAGCGGTAATCTCGTAATTTTGCATCCATCACCCTATCTAAAAACGCAGCAAACAACTCCACATTAACTATACTTTTAAAATATTTAGGATAACACCAAATATGGTCGTCTCCGAAAACTAATATATAAAAAAATTTATCATTAATCATTTTAATCAAAATATCTTCAAGATTCGGATGAGTCATTACTAAATCAGCTAAAAAAAGTGCAAAATACAATACTGTGACCCAACTACCTAAATTAGAGGTTTCAAATCCTCCTGAGTATAATTTTCCAAACATAATCTCCCATGAATTATCAGACATCAATACCACTTTCGTAGAAACATGATATAACAATTTTATCATTATCCTAAAAAAAAATTTTTTCTGAGAAACATTCATATTGGTAAAATTGACGTAACGAATATAACATGCCAAATACAAATAAATTTGCCAATCTTTAATACTCTTATCTAAACCCGTTATATCGCCGTCAGCCCATTCTAACATTTTATTATCAGCTCCTATTTTCTCAGCAAAAGACTGAGCGCCTCCATACCACCACTTTATACCTATACATATCGATCCGCCTCGTTCAAACTTCCTATCAAATAAACTAGACAGAAATACTAAAT